ATGGCAACAATTAATGAGTTGTATCCAGTTCCTTATAATGTGCTAGCTCATCCAATTAAAGAAGTCGATGATCCTTATTCTTGGTCAAATTTATTAAAGGGTATACAAGAAGGTTGGGAAGAATGGGGAAAAACAGGACAAAAAAAACTTTTTGAAGACCATCTTACGATTGCATGGAATCTTTATAAAACAGGAAAATTAGATTATTTCGCTTTGACAAAAGCATCAATATCATTGATTGGATTTATTCCAGGGGCAGAAGCAGCAGTTCCCTTTATTAATATGTTTGTAGACTTTGTTTGGCCTAAATTATTTGGTGCGAATACAGAAGGAAAAGATCAACAGTTGTTTAATGCTATCATGGATGCAGTTAATAAAATGGTAGATAATAAGTTCTTAAGTTATAATCTTAGTACACTTAATAAAACAATTGAAGGACTTCAAGGTAATTTAGGCCTATTTCAAAATGCTATACAAGTAGCCATTTGTCAAGGCAGTACACCAGAAAGAGTAATTTTTGATCAAAATTGTACACCATGTAATCCAAATCAACCTTGTAAAGATGATTTGGATAGAGTTGCTTCACGTTTTGATACGGCTAATTCTCAATTCACACAGCATTTACCAGAATTTAAAAATCCTTGGTCGGATGAAAACTCTACTCAGGAATTTAAAAGAACATCTGTTGAATTAACTTTACCAATGTATACAACAGTAGCTACGTTACATCTTTTATTATATAAAGGATATATAGAATTTATGACAAAATGGAATTTTCACAATGAACAATATTTAAATAATTTAAAGGTAGAATTACAACAATTGATACACTCATATTCAGAAACTGTTCGTACAAGTTTCCTTCAATTTTTACCTACCTTGAATAATCGTTCAAAATCATCCGTAAATGCTTATAACCGTTATGTCCGCAATATGACTGTTAACTGTTTAGATATTGCTGCTACATGGCCTACATTTGATACACATAATTATCATCAAGGTGGTAAATTAGATTTAACTCGTATTATTCTTTCAGATACAGCAGGACCAATAGAAGAATATACTACTGGCGACAAAACTTCAGGACCTGAACATAGTAACATTACACCAAATAATATTCTAGATACACCATCTCCAACATATCAGCACTCATTTGTATCTGTTGATTCTATTGTATATTCTAGAAAAGAATTACAACAATTAGACATAGCTACTTATAGTACAAATAATAGTAATAATTGTCACCCTTATGGATTACGACTTTCATATACAGATGGAAGCAGATATGATTATGGAGATAATCAACCTGATTTTACTACTTCCAATAACAATTATTGTCATAATAGCTATACTGCCCCTATTACACTTGTGAATGCACGACATTTATATAATGCAAAAGGCTCTTTACAAAATGTAGAATCTTTAGTGGTTAGTACTGTAAATGGTGGAAGTGGTTCATGCATTTGTGATGCATGGATTAATTATTTACGTCCTCCTCAAACAAGTAAAAATGAATCACGTCCTGATCAAAAAATTAATGTTTTGTATCCAATAACAGAAACTGTAAATAAGGGGACTGGAGGAAATTTAGGAGTTATTTCTGCCTATGTTCCAATGGAACTTGTACCAGAAAACGTTATTGGAGATGTTAATGCTGATACTAAATTGCCACTTACACAATTAAAGGGCTTTCCATTTGAAAAATATGGTTCTGAGTATAATAATCGGGGTATCTCTCTTGTTCGCGAATGGATAAATGGTAACAATGCAGTTAAACTTTCTAATAGTCAATCTGTTGGCATACAAATTACGAATCAAACCAAACAAAAATATGAAATACGTTGCCGTTATGCGAGTAAAGGAGATAATAATGTTTATTTTAATGTGGATTTAAGTGAAAATCCATTTAGAAATTCCATTTCTTTTGGATCTACTGAAAGTTCTGTTGTAGGAGTACAAGGTGAAAATGGAAAGTATATATTGAAATCAATCACAACGGTAGAAATACCTGCTGGAAGTTTCTATGTTCATATAACAAACCAAGGTTCTTCAGATCTCTTTTTAGATCGTATTGAGTTTGTTCCAAAAATCCAATTCCAATTCTGTGATAATAATAATCTTCACTGTGATTGTAATAACCCTGTTGACACCGATTGTACATTTTGTTGCGTTTGCACTAGTCTTACTGATTGTGATTGTAATAACCCTCGTGGCCTAGATTGTACGCTATGTTGTCAGGTAGAAAATCAGCTACCTTCTTTTGTGACACTTACAGATTTACAAAATATTACGACACAAGTAAATGCATTAGTTGCATCGAGCGAACATGATACACTTGCAACAGACGTGAGTGATTATGAGATTGAAGAAGTTGTACTGAAAGTAGATGCATTATCTGGTGAAGTGTTTGGAAAAGAGAAAAAAGCATTGCGTAAATTGGTAAATCACACAAAACGTTTAAGCAAAGCGCGTAACCTCTTGATAGGAGGAAATTTTGATAACTTGGATGCTTGGTACAGAGGCCGAAATGTAGTAAACGTATCTGATCATGAACTATTTAAGAGTGATCATGTATTATTGCCACCACCAACACTGTACTCATCTTATATGTTCCAAAAAGTAGAGGAATCGAAATTAAAAGCGAATACACGTTATACTGTGTCTGGTTTTATTGCACATGCAGAAGATTTAGAAATTGTTGTGTCTCGTTATGGGCAAGAAGTGAAGAAAGTGGTTCAAGTTCCATATGGAGAAGCATTCCCATTGACATCGAGGGGAGCGATTTGTTGCCCTCCACGTTCTACATGTAATGGAAAACCTGCTGATCCACATTTCTTTAGTTACAGTATTGATGTGGGAACATTAGATGTAGAAGCAAACCCTGGTATCGAATTGGGTCTTCGTATTGTAGAACGAACTGGAATGGCACGTGTAAGTAATTTAGAAATTCGTGAAGATCGTCCATTAAAGAAAAATGAACTCCGCAATGTACAACGTGCAGCAAGAAATTGGAGAACAGCATATGACCAAGAACGTGCAGAAGTAACGGCCTTGATTCAACCTGTATTAAATCAAATCAATGCGTTGTATGAAAATGAAGATTGGAATCGAGCAATTCGTTCTGGAGTTTCTTATCATGACTTAGAAGCAATTGTTTTACCAACATTACCAAAATTAAATCATTGGTTTATGTCTGATATGTTAGGGGAACAAGGTTCCATTTTAGCTCAATTTCAAGAAGCATTAGATCGTGCGTATACGCAACTCGAAGAAAGTACAATTCTGCATAATGGTCATTTCACAACAGATGCAGCAAATTGGACGATAGAAGGCGATGCACATCATGCGATATTAGAAGATGGTAGACGCGTATTACGTCTTCCAGATTGGTCTTCTAGCGTTTCACAAACCATTGAAATAGAAAATTTTGATCCAGATAAAGAATATCAGTTAGTTTTCCATGCACAAGGAGAAGGAACGGTCTCCCTTCAACATGGTGAAGAAGGAGAATATGTGGAAACACACCCGCATAAGTCTGCGAATTTTACAACTTCACACCGTCAAGGAGTCACATTTGAAACAAATAAAGTAACAGTTGAAATTACCTCAGAAGATGGAGAATTCCTAGTCGATCATATTGCGCTTGTGGAAGCTCCTCTTCCTACAGATGACCAAAGTTCAGATGGAAATACGACTTCCAATACGAATAGCAATACAAGTATGAATAATAATCAATAACCAATATTTTCAAGCAGGTGCAAGTTTTTTCTGCACCTGTTTTTTGATAAAAATTCTTCTACGCAAAGTAGATACACCTATTTGACGGTAGTCTGAATGATAAAAATGATGTATGAGGAGATTGTATAATGATAAAGAAATCAAAAGTAATACAACAAGATACTCATGCAGTTCCAACTACTGCTTCTACTACTGTAATCCACAAAAATACTTCTTCACCACCACCAGTAGGATATACCAAAAAATCCGGCTGCGGTTGTGGAAAACGTCGTTGATTCCATGACATAACTTTAGAAATCACCTTATTCTAGGCAGGTCACATGACTGCCTAATCAATCCTCTTAGACGCTACAAGCTTATAAACCCAAAGCCCATTGTTTCCTTATTGCAATGGGCCTTTCTATCTTCATTTTCTACAGGCTTCATTAGAACTGTACTACTTTACGTATACATAGGCTGCATTTGCAGTAACATAATACGTTTTACCTTTACTATTATGCACCCTATATTGTGGAAAACCATTCAAACTTACTTTTTTATCCATTATGAACCCTTCCCCTTCATCTACAGTACCAGCCACATCTTTATCCTGCCATGATGGCGAATAATAGAATCGTAGATTATCAACTTTAGAGATTACACGCTTTCCTACAATGAAAGAATCCGCCTTACTTTTCGTTTCAAGCTTCACATAAGACGAGTCATATTTCACCCACTGATCTCCACCAAGGTTTAACCAACCACCCTTTTCCGCCCACACAATATAAGATTCTGGTTTGTTTAGTTGACGAACTTTAGAATAGCTTGTACCTGGTCCTTTACGTAAGTTAACGTTGTAACCTTCAATATAGGCGATACCGTCTGTTACTGCTGTGGGTACTTCTGCTGGTTTAGATGGCTTTTCAGGGACAGAAACATCCACGCTAGAATTATATGCTCGTTGTACATCTGCTCTAAATTGAGCCTCTGAAACGCCATGAGACTTTAAATAATCAATTGGATCTTCATGATCCGTACCACCAAGGTAATGAGTTACATCGCTATGTGTCCACAATCCTCTTTCTACTGATAATCCACGATCGCGAAGGATTTTAGCTAATAACTTAACGTATTTATCATAGCTACGTTTAAATTTTTCATAATCCCTCGTTTCGCATAATTCTACATGAACAAAACGAGCATTTGCTCCTGGTCCAGCACCATAAGCAATGTATTTCGTATCAGCGATTTGGATTATTTCGTCCCAATCGACTGCATAGTGAACAAATGCATTTCTCCATGTTCGAGACTCATAGTTTCGTATATTAATAGCAGGTGCTTCTGGAGTGGCTGTAGAATGTGCTACTACACCTTCATATGCCCCATATCCATTGTGATATTCAGCTTTAGGTAATCCTGGAATAATCATTTCTCGATCAGCAAAGACACTACCTGCCGAAGTAAATATAATGATAGCTGCAGTAGAAATTGAGGCTAATAATTTAATAGATTTTTTCATTTTTCGTCACCATTCCCCATAATTTTTTGTTTAATGTCTGATACATCTTTTGAAAGTGAACCAAATGCTTTTGCCTGTTCTTCAATGACTGCCTGGTTTTTCTCGATTACTTTTTGATACTGTTCTTCACGCTGCTCATTCTTTTTTTGCGTAGTAAAAAGCATCCACACAAATAACGCTGCGAATGCTCCTTGTTGAATCATTGAATTGAAGATTTGTTCCTCCACTGTTCTCATCCCCTTTGTATACACACTAAAAAAGCCTGCTTATGCACGCTTAACTTGTACGATTTAAATTAAAAAGTTCATTGCAATATGAATTGTATTTCCGTTTTGAACACCATTTACGAAAATTCCGCCATCACTTTTAACTGTAACTTCACAAACTGTTGGTCCATTACCATAAGCGAGTGCCGGAAAAGCGATATTTTGTACAGGTCTAAACCCAGTTGGAAGCGTTGCAAAAATCGTGGTGTTTACTGGGTTTCGAACAGAGCCAATTACAGTAATCTGCTCCCCACTTCTCTTGTACTTCAAAATTCTATCAGGAACATTTTCTACCCCATTTGTAGGAAGGTTAATCCATCCTGTATCATACGCTTGTCTGATTGTGCCATCTGTTCGAAATTCTACTCTTTTGGACCAATCCCAAGAATCACCTTGTTCTTTGGTGGAAGGTGCAAAAATCAGCTCTCCTTGCGCCCCTTTATGAATAACTGTCTTATAAGAACGACTTCCTAATACAATTGCATTATCACTCTTAAATTCAAGTAATCCATTTATAATGTCGCCAGCTTTTTTTAGAAGATTATCAGCAAAAACATTGAATACCCCAGTAGGTGATTTATCCAGCAACACTTTATTGTTTTTCCAGTCTTTTAAATAGAATTGACCATCCGAGGCTCCTACAAGACCGATATCTAATAACTTATCCTCACTATTGAATCCAACTCCGATATTGGAACCGGGCGTTGGTCTCATTGTTAGATAACCTGTCATTATCCCACCTAATCGCTTTACAACATCCATTTTATCAACCGCTTGCTGCAAAGCATCTATCTGTTTCTTGAGATTATCAAAATCAGAAATATAATTTTCAATTTTAATATTTCCTTCTTTCACATCACGTCTTAATGTAATACGAATATCTGGTGTACTCATTCGTTCTGTACTTTTTTCCATCACAAAATACGCTGTCCAATCATCCGATGTGGAAACAGCTTGCGAAGACAATGTGTATGAAAATACGCCATTCTTTGCATCAACTATTTGGGCATCATCCCGAACGAACAGTCCGACTTGATTAATCGCTTCGTACTTTACTGCATACCCTGTTAAATCAACAATTTTCCCCTTTTCTCTTACATATACAGTAAGCTTCAATCCGTTTTTATCATTTTGTCTCGAACGAATTGTTTTGGTAAACACAGGATCTGCTAAATCTATCATAATTTCCTCATTTCGCATGACTACACCTCTCTCTAACTATTCCTTTTCACGCGTCTAGGTGGTCTTCTTTGACGTTTTACTTTGTTCCTATGTTTTATATTCCCTTTAGGCTTTATCGGCTCTATTTCTTCGAATTTAGCCCTAGTTTTAGTTACATACTCTTGAAATGCACTTGTTAATTGTGAAAGCATTCCATATAAGCCTACACCATTTTCCTCTGATTCTTTTGGAATAACTAAACCATAATGTGTAGGAATTGCATCTGTAGTAATTGTTGGCTCTCCTTCCTTACGATTCATACGCATCTCATACAGTTTTGGAATGTCGGTTTTCAAATTGTATTGTTTAATTTCCCATTCCATTACCTTTTCCAGTGCGCTGAATGCAACAGGACGGATATTAGTTTTATAGGTTTCTTTTGAAGAAACTTTGAAGTCTGAAGCAATTACTCCTTGATAATATGTCCCAAGAGCGGTTTTCACTTGGATATACCCATTATCCCAACTCGAATTTCGTATTATTGCATTAGGGAGCATAATATCCGTATCCCCTCCAGATGCAACTCCAATACTTGCAATCCAATTGTCATTCCGATAAAAGCGGAACTGATCTTTAACCTTAAATCTCATTTCACTTTCGGCATTTAGGACAATCATTTTATCAGCGTCAAGCATTGCGTTACCTGTTTGTGAAAAGTATAAGGATGCTGCATTCAAGTATCCATTGCCATCAAGTCCTTTAGTAATTCCAATTCCCCCAGACTTAACACTTGTATCCGAGAATTGGTACACCATAATAGCGCCATTTGCCCCTGTGGAATCTGAATCTCCACCTAAAATAAGAGTAGGCTGTATTTCATTTCTACTATTTTTGTAATACCCTACAAACACCCTTGTTTTAGATGACTCATACAAGCGTATAAATTGCTTTGAAATATTTACATAGTTCACACTATCTGAAGTTCGTAATGTTGAACCTGTTATTTCTCCCCCTCGAACAACGTTCCCGCTTAATGTACCTGCAGTAATAAAATCAGCAACAATTCTTCCGTCACTTGTAATGGCAGTTCCATATGGGCCATTCACACCTGTGGAAGAATACCCTAATCCATTCAAGTTCCATTGCCAAACCTTTTTCGCACTCTTTTCATCTTTCGTATCCATAATTAAAATACGATCTGGATAAACGCGGACATGTCCTCCGAATCCCGAATTAATAAGGCTTGTAGCATTTGCTTTTGCTGCATCTAAAATAGAGCTTGGCATATTGGATAACCCTTCTTGTACCAGGTCAACCCTACCGGAAACGTCCGTAAAGGATTCTTTGAAGTTACCAATGGTTATATCCAGATACTCTTTTTTTATTGGATCATATTTATAAGCAATTACCTTCGCTTTTATATCAATACCATCTTCTTGATGTTCAACCGTAACAGTATCTGCCATATAAACACTTTGTAAATGCTTATAATCCTTATACTCTTCCGTTTGTGATAATTCCTGAAATTTAACGTTATAATTTGCTTTAGGCTGATCAATCTTTTGAGTCGTAAACATATCTTTGGCGGCCTGTCGTAATAATCTATACGCTTCTTCTAACGGAACTGCATCTTCATCGTCAGCATTTTCACCAATAGCCGCTTTAATATTTTTAAACTCAACCACTTTAATTTTAGGATGAGGATACTTATTTATAAGTGGGCTATCCACATACTTTTCAGGAAGAAATAACCCATCAAAACCTTGTGGCATGATTCTAGTTATGGGACTTTTCCAATCAACATTTCCCTCGTATCCAAGCAAATCTTTTTTATGCCGAATCACTACTCCACGATCCATACCACGATTTTGTAGCATCTTCACATCAAAATTATCTCGTTTTAATTCGCCACCCCAACGATTAACAAATGAATTGTCTTGACTGGAATCCAATAATGCTTCCACAGGATTTTTACGGACAATACGTGCACTGGCTATCTTTGGTACATCTGAATAAAACTGAAAAGGATGCTTATATTGGCATCCTGCTGACATACGATTCATTGCTCCATTACCATTTGTTGCTTCAGCAAAAATGTCTTCAATTAGATTTTCAGTTAAGTCATAAAAAATGTGATAACATTGTGCTGTAATCTCACCCATACTGACTTTAGGCGCTGCCACTCGAAATAGTTGTTCGCCATCAGGAGTTGGAACTTTAATAATGCTCATTCCCTCTATTTCCAGACCATGCGGCGCAAACAATGGATAACGAAATGAAAATAAAAATAAACCATTGAGTTCTTCCTCAACAGTTGCGTTATAAATATTTTTATCTAAAGCCCCTATACCATTGTGTGTAAAATCAGTCTCATTTGGTTTATATAAAGTAATCATTTATATCTCCACCTTGGCCTGATTTCCATAAATTGAATTGCTCCTGACCACTCTATTGTATTTTCTCCTACGCCCAATATAGGGAACTGCCCGACCATTTTATGATTCATTGATATGGTATCGGTATATGCTTCAAGTATTTCTGAGTCTATGACAACAGAACCATTCACATCTTTTATTTGAAAAGAGACGTGATTGATTGTTATACGGAAAGTACCATTTCCCACAATCCAAAACTTAGGATAAGATTCAATTGTACCTGGATTATAAATCACACCAGGTTTGGTGAGCTTCAGATTTACATCCTCTGTATATTCAAAGGGATCTAGCTTAAAATCCACTTCAAATTCACCGTGTTCTTCCATTTCATTTACAATATCACCTACTACAACATGTTTAATTTTTCGATAAACATCATCATCAGTAAAATATAATGTTTTTCCATTCATCAACCACGACTTCATACGTCGCACTAACGGCTTAATATTCTCTTCTTCAAGCATATTGAACTTTATTTTTAAAGGGACGTCTTTAAACGCCCTTTTTTTTGTCAGTGAACCATGTCTACCAGATACTTCAATATGTTCTACTTCTTGTTCTGCTGTAGGAATAACAGGGCGCTCTACCATACATATTCCATAGTCACTTGCTAACTGATTATCGATACCTATGTCTAGCAATTTAAGTCCTCCCGATTCCTATTTTTGAATTACGCCCTTTTTGAGCAAGTGCATCATCTATTTTTCCGACCATGCGGTCGATATCACGATCATCCCTCACTGAAGGATTATAAATATTAATTATAGTTGGTTCAGTAGACATCGTTGCTGCAATCCCTTCACCAATCTCACCTAATGTCTTTTTATTTAACGGTAAAACTGCTTCTCGCCCCGCTTCTCCTGCACCTTGCAACTGACCATTACTCATACCGAAAATGGTAGGTCTAGTAAAGATACCTCCTTTTGCACGCCATTGCACATCAATCCCAGATGGGAAAGTAATGTCTTTACCCAAAATATTTTTCGTACTAGTCTGCAGACTGAAGTGTGGCATTTTAGGCATTTCCGGTTTCGGAATCTTTAATTTCAAATCGCTAAACAAACTTTTAATTTTATCAATAAATCCCTTTACTTTGTCTACCGCATCTTTTATCGGATCAACGATAAATCTCTTTGCTGCATCAAACTTTTCTTGCGCTGCATTTTTTACAGAATCAAATTTTTCCCGTGCCGTATTGTACATGTCATTGAACTTCTCTTTTGCAGAATTATAAGCTGAAATCACTGGATCAATAATATATTTATACACTAGATTCCATGCCGTAAGTGTATAAGATTGGATTTTGGCCCAATTACCTAGTATCCAATTCGCTAAATCATTCAATTTTTCTTTCGTTGCATTCCACAATTCTTGAACAGGTTGAATGACATATTGTTTTACTAGATTCCACGCTGCGGAAGTATAGGATTTCACTGTCTCCCACTGTGAATGTAACCAAGAAACAAGCGCACCAATCTGTTCTTTAACCCAATCCCATGCTTCTTGAACAGGTTGAGTAATATATTGTTTAAATAAGCCCCAAGCAACTTGTGCAGCAGCCTTTATAAGTTCCCACTGCGTACTAAGCCATGTGACTAATTCGCCAATTTGTGCACTTATCCAATCATACGCTTCCTGGATCGGTTGTATAATATATTGAGATATTGCAGCCCATACAATTTGTGCCCCTGCTTGAATGAGTAGCCAACCTGCTTCTAAAACTGTTGAAACCGCTGAAATAATCGGATCTAAAACTGTGAGTATTGTATCCCATGTTTCTTGCCAAGCTGTCTTTAATTGATCCCAAATAGAAGTTGCCGTCTCAACAATACCCGTCCACAATCCACTGAAGAATTCACCTAAAGGCGACAATATACTATCTGCTAATTCAATGAATGAAGACCACGATTCTGAAAAATAATCAGTAATACCTGCCCAAATTTCAGATGCCATATCAGAAATTCCAGTCCATAGGTCAGTAAAAAATTGACCGACAGGTTCAAAGAACTCATTGACCATATTTAAAAAATCTGACCAGGCTCCAGAAAAGTAATCAATTGTAGATGACCAAGCATCCTCACAAGTTCGAACTATGCTATCCCACAATTCACCAAACCAATCTTTAAATTGTGACCACCTTTCAGAAAGCCAATCCGTTATAGCACCCCAGTTTTTTATTAACATGATAATACCAGTTATCACTAAGGAAACTACTGCAATGGTAGCTATTACAGGTAAAAACGCCAGATTCAACGCACCAAATGAAACAGCGAGAGCTGCTACAATTGGAGTTAGAATAATAAACGCTGTACTTAATGCACCCATCACGATTAAAAGTGTTTGATCAGCTTCAGACAACTTACTAAACCAACCCATTACAGCTTTAACTCCATCAACAATTGGAGGTAAAATATCTTTCGCTAATTCTGCAAATTTCTTTCCAAGTGGTTCTAATGCAGCCTGTGTTTCTCTTAATGCTTTTTGAAATTGTTGCCCCAAAGATTCTTCCTGAAGTTTCTTCATTTCATCCATACGTCCAGTTACATCACCAAGACCGCCGTTTACATCAGTAAGCCCTAATACAGCAGCAGCGCCCATGTCTTCCCAACGAGTTGCAAACAAACCAACCCCTATTTGATTCTGTTTTACTTTGTCATCCATGCTTCCTAAATCGCCTATTACAGCTTTAAACACATCGGCGGCTGTTGCTTTACCATCATTAAATGATTTCCAAACCCCTTGTGTTTTCTCAGAAAGCCCAGCAAAAGCATCTGCAGTTCCTTTTGAACCGTCTTGTACTTTCTTTCCAAATTCGGCAACTGTGTCATTGATATAATCCAAATTATAGGCGCCGTCCTTGGTCCCGTTTGCAAGAATGGTAAACATTTCTTGAGCACTAAAACCACCTTGCTTGAATAAAGGCGCATATTCTGAAAGGTTATCAAACAACTCATCCGAATAATTTAGACCTTCTTGAGCACCGGCAGCAAGTAAGTCAAAGGTTTCCTGTGTAGATAAACCAAACTGACTCATTAACTGTCCTGCACCTCTAGTCGCTTCATTTAAATCAACATCGTAAACTTTAGCGAGCGTTAAAACGTTTTCCGATGCACCTTGTAATTCTTCATGTGGTACATCACGCATATTTTGATAGACTTTTATAAGTGCATTGTTTACCTCTTCAAGATTTTCACCAAAACCTTTTTTCCAAGTATCAACAGCAATCTTTTGAAGATTTTCGGCGTCTTTTCCAGTCAACCCTAATGAAGCTTGAATTTTCCTCTGTGATCCATCAAACTCTATTGCTGTATTTACAATCGACTTTCCCATTTCAATTAACTTTTCAGATATTCCTTGTAGAACTTCAGCGGCTTCCATTAAATTGTTCATATCAAGTTTCTTATTGATTTCCGCCATACCATCCGCAGCTTGTGAACCGCTTCGCCCAACACTCTGTAAGGAGTTGTCGAATTGCTTTAATGTAGTTTTTGCTTGATTTAATTTAGCTTCAAGTTGCTGCACTTCAGTAGAGTTTTCACCATACACACGCTTTGCTGTGCTTAATTGTTGTTCTAAATTGTGGACGACTTTATCCGTCATTTCTGTTTGCTGGCGTAGTTGTTTCTGTGCTAATTCCAACTTATCCGCTTCACTAGCGTTTGCTCCTAATTCAGCATTCTGAAGTTTAAAAGAGCTTGTTAGTTTTTTTTGTTCTGCTTCAAGTTTCTTAGAATTCTCTTGTAAATCCAGTAAAGTTCCACGTGCTTCCCTGGCTTCAATTGCTTGCTCGGAAAGACCTTCATTCACTCTTTTCATTGCATGATCAAGAGAAGTTTCAGCACGTTCTGCATCTAACAATTTACCGTACATCGTATTGAGTTGTTCAGCGGTTGTACTTGTGTCCTTGGACATAGCTTGATATTCAGCACGTAACATAGCTGTACGTTTCTTGGCTGCTTCCATTTGAATTTCAAGCTTCTTCTTTTCAGCAAGAAGTTTATCAGTCATCGTTGCATCTTGACTCATTGCTGCAATATGATTTTTATATTCTTTCGCTGCATTATTCATCACCATATTGATTTGCTTCAATGTATTTGCATACTGAACCTGACCATCCATTTTAAAATGAAGGACGACGTTCCTTTCTTTACTATTCCCTGGCATTTTTTCACCTCATTTCTTATAGGAATGGTGTTTGATCTAGCGTGTAGATTTGTTTTGGTTTCTGCTCATGTAATGCATCCGGATTGTTGTATCTGAGATGCATGATGAATTGCTTTAAAAAATGTGCAGGTGTGATTTTCCAGAAGTCATCCATACTTAAACCAAGCAATGTATTACCGACATAAAAATAAAAATCCCAGTCCAATTCGGACTGAGATTCCTCATTTTTAGTCAGTATGTTTTTTACTTTTTTTCTTGCTTCAGCTTCTCCATATCAGAAGTTTGGAAAGTTTGTCCACTGAAGATTTCGTATACAACGATGAAGATATCAGGTAAATCATTCATAGGAATGGCACCTTTCAATTCAGCTAATGTACATTCTGTACCGCCGCTACGTACCATCGCATAAATTAATGCACGCATCAATTTCGCTTCATTTTCTCCCAGGCTAAATTGACCTTTTCCTAACATATCATTCATTTCTTGTTCAAATTCATGATAGGGTGTTCCATACGCCTCTTCCACATAAGGAAAAGATTCAAAAGTAAAAACAACAGGGATTGAGACACCCTGTATCTTAATGCTGTTTCTAGTTATATTAACGTTAACTAAATCACTTAAACGTGCCATACTATCACTCCTTATTTCCCTGGTGTCGATGTTCCACCAAGTTGCGTTAATTGAGATTCATCACAAATGACTTGTTTTAGGAAATCTTCAGCTTTCATTCCTTTTGCCTCTGGATCGCCAGTATCCAATTCAGCTTGTGTTACATCGTTACATAACAATGGATCTGCTGTAATTGTGTAAGCAATATCATCCACAGTCATTTCATCACCTTGTGTTTTCCAAGATTCTTCTACTGGAGCAACTGTACATTTTGGATACCAACGTACTATTTTTGTTCCATCATTTAAAGGAAATACAACACCTACTGCGAACTTTGGATACGCCTTTGCCTTCGCTGTTTCAAAAGACACGCCTTTTTTACGTGTTTTGGCAAAGATTTTATCTTTTACTTCACGATTTAGACCCGCAAGATTAAAAGCTAATCCAAACGCTGTATTTTTGACAATGTTAATCATTTTTTTGTTAGATGCCCACTTTGTAAAATTAGTAGAAGTAGTGGAAATCGTTAAATCAGAAATGTTCGTTTGTCTATAAACGATATCCTCATAAGTTGGTAGTGCACTAGAAGTTTCATTTCCCTTCATCAAGCAAAGATATAAATCTTCGATCCCTACGGAATATTGAATTTCTTTATTTTCAATTGTCATGTATATCATCCTCACATTCTATCCATTATTTTTTGTGCCATAATATCAGCAATTTTGTCACCTTCTGCATCAAAGGTATTCTGAACAAAGTGTTTCCCTTTCACACGACCCTTACCATTTGCTTTTTTATGGCCATGTTCAACTAAATACCAATACCAAGCCTCATCTTTAAATTCCACAGATACACGATCATCTTTCACAACAACATTTAAGCTATCCCTTAAATGTGTCCGCTTGTTTTTATTGGATGGTTTAATTTTGGGTTTTAATTTACTCGCAAAATACTTGGCTGCTTCATCTAACACATCCAAACTCACTTTTTTATTCACCCGTAATAGGGTATTTATATCTTCTAAAGCTTCCGCAAAGCCATTGTTATTTGAAGCCATTACTGGATACACCTCACATACGTTATAAACTGCGTTATGGTGTCGTCGTTCTCGTCATAACCCATTCCATCAAATTGAGAATAAGACACGCCTGCTTCGTTAAAAACAGTCTTTAACGGAGCGTAATCTTTTTCAGTTCCGTTTGTTATAACTGTAATTTGATAAAGTGGCATATCCTTTATAACCTTATTAGAAGCTCTTTTCTGTTGCTCATTCACAAACTCATACACAATGTAAGGATAATTTGCTGTTGTAGGTGCACTATCACGATAAACTGGTATACCAGATTTCTTCATGATGTCTCGTAACTCTTGAAAGCTAATTTGCATAGGACAATGACACCTCCATCAATCGGTCTTCTTCACGCACATAAATACGCTCAATATCATAGATACGGCCACCAACTTTTACACGATAATCCTTTTGGTTATTTTCAATGTCACGATCAATACGGACCTCAATTTTCTTTACAATTTCATTCGTATCTTTCGTTGTAAATTTATCAGTGGCTGTAACTCCAATGTTGTTATAGCGAAGTTTCCGTTCTAACGGATATCCCATAACCACTCGGTCATTTTCCGGATCAATGGTCTCTCCTAATTTAAGTAGCTCACCCATCCACTTGAGTTTATTCGTCTTTCTCTTCATCGGCATAAACCTCCTGGACAAACATCGGCGTTAACGCATCAAGAGCTTGTTCTAATTCTTTTTCAGCGACCCTATAATCATAGAAAATGCCGGCTACCATAATAATTAAATACTCGGTCTGTTTACCTGTCGCATTCTTTACATAAGTCTTTGCTTGAGTGATATAAAAAGAGAGCATGGTTTCATCCATCCCCTCTTCCCAATGAATATGAGATTTTAATTTCTCAATTAATTCATCCATATTAAGCTCCAGTAGAAGCTTTTAAAACATACTTATAAACTGGCACTTCAAATGGTGAATGAATTAATTGTGCATCTAGTAAGTTCCAGATACGGAAACCTACACGGTTTGTACGTGAGAATAATTCAACTAATTTTTGAACTTCTAATGATCCAATGACATCTTGAATATAGAATTTAGAGAAGTCACCAAAATAGAATACTGGTGTATCTGGTGAATCAGGAATGTCAATTGCATCTTCTTCCTCAACTGGGAAACCTAATAACGTATAACCAATGCCGCCCTCTGCTTGATTAAACGGACGAAGTAATGGGAAACCGTCATCTGTTTTCATAGTTTCAATTTTTGTTAGTGCTGCTGTATTTAACACCCATCGTGCTTTTTTACGTACTTCTTTAACAGGTGTATTTTTCATTTTTACTAATGCATCATAAAGATTCTTTTCATCAGTTTTAAATTCAACAGCTTTCTTTGCTAACGCACCGTCATTTATGTTATTCGCTTCATCACCATTAACCATATACTGAGTTTCTTTACGAACATAAGCTTTTTTCAACTCATCCATAACAATTTGTTCAATTGGTAAACCTGTACGTGCCAATAGCTTTTTCGTTACTGTAGCAAGCGCATCAAATTCTGTTGGTGATAATTCAATTTCATCGAATTCGATATCTGTTTCTGGAATTTCATTATTTGTTCGCTCGTTTTTATGACCTTGCGCTTCTGCCTTCTTAACTAGAACAGGATACTTAATATTTTCTTTTGTTTTTACTCCTGTACCTAATCGACGTAAGAAGTTTTCTTCTTGAGCATACGTAATAATTTCTTTACTTAAGAAATCTGGAATCGTAACAGAACCATTACCAGTCACTAACCCTAATGCACGGGCTTCTGTTTCATCAATGTTACCTACAATGTAGTTTGCAAAAGCTGAACGAGTTTCCTTTTCTTTATTTTTAGTAGATTTATGACCTTTAGTAGAAAGAGCTGCTGCGATAGATGCTGAAATAACGGAACGTTGTTCTTCTGACAGATCAGTTTTTTCATTCGGATTTTCTTTTGATGCTGGGTCTTCTTTTTTATCTGGATCATCGTCTTTCTTTTTGGCAGGATCTTCTTCTTTTTCTTTCTCTTCTAACTTTGCTAATTCCTCAGAAATAGTTTGAATTTCTTTTGTCAATTGCTCTACTTCTGCTTTTACGGCTGCTAATTCTTCTGAACGAACTTCATTTTTTTCTACTTTCCCTTGTAATTCTGCTAATCGAGATTTCGTTCTTGTTAAAGATGCGTTTAAGATTTCTTTTAAATTCATGTTAATTTTCCTCCAAAACTTTTTTTATTTGTTTGATAAGGTTGCTTCTTTCTTCTGTATCATCTTCCACAACTGTTTTTACAGCTGCTTCTTCACTTCTCATTTCAATCATGGCTGTATTTTCACCACTGGTTTCAATGGAAGTTGCAACATAGGCTGGTGTCATATCTAAGATAGATACTTCTAAAAGCTCTAATTCTTCAATAGATCGTTTTTGAACACCCGCTTCGCTCTCTTCCCAGGAGTCCTTTTCAGAAACAAAGCCAACTGACCAACCACGCAATTCTTTATTTCGCGCTTTCTCAATTACTTGTTCATCTGTAACTGTAGCAATAGCTCTTAAGCCAATATTGTCTTCACACAATTCCAGATTGCCATTTTTAATAGAACCAAGATTTCTATTCTTATCGTGGTTAAAAAGTAAGTCCACATTCTTTGCTTTCTTTAACGCTTTTTCAAACGCCTTTGGGACAATTCTCTCTTTGAAATATCCCCTTGGAGAAGGCAACATTCGACTTTCTCTGTCCACAACATTTACATATCCATCAAGTATGACTTGGTTTCCCCGGACCTCAATTTTCATTCTCTTCACCTCCTCCCAATGAACCATCTGCTGCTTCTTTCTTGCCGATTTCAGTTACATCATTTGAAATATAAATGGCCTGTGATTCCTTTGTATTTTGTTTAGGGAATCCAAGCATATCAGCAACATGATCAGGTGAAGTAATAGCTGTACGTACCAGGTTGTAACCGATATTTGTCTTATTGCTATACGTAACAAAATCCAGAATATTAATCTTAAACTTAATTCGTTTCCCCGAATTTTGGCCATAAAAAAGAAGACTCAAATGGTCTTCAAAATTTTTCATGATTGGTCTCACTGCTTTGTTGTGGATATACATCATCGCTTTTTCAATATCTTCTTTGATTAACTCTGTGTATGTATCCACATTTATACCTAAAAACTTACCCAAATCCTTTTTTATACATTTAGATATGCTAGGGTCTTTTCATCGTCTAGTGGGCTCTTAAGCGTGTCTATTGAGTACCCTTTTCCCAGAGGAATCATTTTTACAGATCGTGATTCATCAATGGATTCCAGTTGATCTAAAATGGCATTGATTAACTTTGATTGCGCGCCATTCTGTGGATTGATATGAGCATCCAAGTTTAGCAAGAATGCTAATAGTCCACCCTTTTTATATTTGTCTGTTAAAGTTTTCTCAGCTGACATAACACCCTCAAGTGTATCTCTTCCTAAATCAAGAATACCTTTCCCTCTTAGATGATCTGCACCAATATTTTTCACGTGCCGAATCATAAACGGAGGGATTTCTTCCCCACCGATGTTGAAATGCTCTACTAAATGATCATCTAACTCTGTAAAAACATGAGAAGCTAGATGTATTTGATTTCCATTCAAGATAGGGAACGTTTCTCCCTCAAGTAAATACGTATTCGTCATTAATTTAATGAATTCTGATTGTGTTAGATAGTTGTTTGGATTCCTTAAGATTTGAAGGGCCATATCATCCTTAATTTCATTCCCGCATTCATCTTCCACAACAATATCAGCCAATACTATTTGATTACTAATGTCTTGTAACAACTCGTAAACATCGCTAGATTGCAAAATATTTGAATCTGTAACATATACACCACCATAACGAATACTCTTTCCTAAAATATCATCAAGATAACCACGCTTTTCAGCCTTTTTAAATAAGTAATTTGAAAACCTATCCCTTAAACCCAATTTTTCACCGCCTCTCTATCGATAAATATCACCAATCAATTCATCCATACCTTCCTCTGTTATGCTATCCATAACCATCATCGTTTCTTTGTGAGCAACTAAAAAAGCCACAAATCCATCAATCTTCTTTTTGGACTGTCGCTTACTTGGGGCTTTCATTCCGTTAATATTCGTTACTACTACAACATTAAGGGCGCAATAAACAAATAAAGGATTGTCTGTAATTAAACGCTTTTCATAAATTAGTATTTCTGAATCATCAAGCATTGCATTCATAACATTAGGGAATTGATTTACAGCAATACATTCAAGGCCTAGGTTCTCAAGTTTTTCAATTAACTTTTGTGACATCGCTGGGTCGTAGTTTATTTGTTGTACATCGTACAAATTCATACTTTCAACGATATATTCCATAACTTGATCTTGGTCAATCATTTTCCCATCACAAAACGTTGCAAAACCACGTTCAACCATATCAGTATAGGGAACATTGTCCTCTTTTTCTTTAAAATCAATATTGTCATTCGGAAGAAAATACATCTGTTTAACTTTTATAATCGACTTTCCTTCATCATTATGTGAAGGGAAGTTTAAGCTTACGCATGTTAAGTCTGTTGTTTTAGATAAATCTAATCCTACATAACATATTTCTCCTGTGAGATCACCCAAATCTTCCACAAGCACATGTTGAACTTGATCATGTTCAAAATAATTGTCTGCACTATTTACAAAGACATTTAGATGCTTCGAAAGAAATTCCGCTTTTGAATGTGCGGATTGTTGCGCTTTTTTATACTCATTCTCGAGTTGCTCCATCGTAACAGAAACACCAATATTCGGATTCACCATCTTCCATACTGCTCTATCCGTCCAGTCATACCCTTTGTTTGGCTCCCAAATTGCAACAAATAAAGGATCATCATTATCTTTTTCCAACGCTTCTTTTGCAAGTTTATATACACGCATTCCGACGCTCGATGAACCTTCACCTGCCGTTGAAATATTCAGCAGCATGGGCTGTTCACGAGATACCTGGGCAGATTTTAAATTATCGTACATGTCCATGTTTTCTTGTGCATGTAATTCATCGTTCAATACAAAATAAGGGCTGCAGCGCATTCTGTTCGGAATATACCAATACTCTGTCGCATCTTTAAAGTTTTCCTCCCTTATCGTATATCTGTAAGAAGATATACCCCTATTTTGGTAATATAAACCTAAAAAATCTCTTGATAAAGAAGAAGACAT